CGCATTGCTCGCAGCTTTTCTCTAGGAACTGTGCAGTGATTGCTATCACGATAGGAACGGTACGTGTGTGCAACATCAGAAGGGTCATCACATCGCATCATAAGATTCCAGATACCCAACGTTTGGGCGTCGGAAAGACACCCGGCGGGCAATTTGGCAGTCAATTCTGACTGTTCAGGTCGTGCAAACCGGGTGTCTTTGCGCATTATTCCTCGTAAGCCTCTAAAATGTCAGCAATGATGCCGTTACGAACTATGTCTTCACGGTCGAATTGAACACGGCCAACCCCCCGAATGTTGGAAAGTCGGTGGTAGGAGTCAAGAAGACCACTATTTCTTGAGAACACATCCAGATCAATTTGGCGTGTGTCTCCAGTAACAACCACTTTAGAGTCTTCTCCAACGCGGCTAATTACAGTTTTGACATTTTCGGGCATTGAGTTTTGAGCTTCGTCGAAGATAATTAAGCAGTTAGAAAATGACCTTCCCCGCATATCTTCAAGCATCATTGGGTCAACAATTTTCTTTGAGACCAAGTACTCAGAAGCCCCCTGAGACCTTGTCATGATAGATAAATTGTCAAAGACTGGACCAACTAGCGGCGCCATCTTTTCTTCCATAGTTCCCGGAAGGGCGCCTCTGCCTCTTTGGTGAGCGCAACCTACGTCACTTCTGACATAGATAACTTTGTCAATGTTCCCTCTGGATATCTCAGTTAAACCCCACCAAAGGGCCACAAGAGTTTTTCCAACTCCAGAGGGTCCAATGGCAATAGTAACGGTGTTCTTATTTAAAGAAGTCCAAAGGTCTTCTTGATGGTCGGTTTTAGGAATGAACGGAAGAACGTCCATGCCGCGAGAATAGGATTTCTCGAGCGACTGAGTCGCTTCGGCACGACGTTTGGTGCGCTTTTCTTTGCTTGTTAACATTTTAAGGGGTGAGACAACAGTGGATACGGCGTATTCTTCGTTGCTGATGAGAACTAAGTCATCATTATCACCCCCATGAAAATAATGCTGAGTCATTGGGGTCTGTCTCAGTTTGACTAGTTTTACCCCGTTAGTGCCAGCGCTCAGTATAGTCCGACCATCCACCCTTGCCACCGCAGAACTCGGTAAACTTCTTTTGATTTGTGTTCTCTTTTGCAGCTTTTGCAAGAAACTTGTCCGCTGCCCTGTCTGTTATTAGCACAGTGGTGCCGTGTTCCTGGTTCATAATCTCAGGAACTGTATCAATCTTTTTAGTGGCCATGACAATCTATTATAGACAACAGCAACTTTTATTAAGGTGGTCGCTACTCACCTAGTCGTATCGCAAATCTCCTCTACCAGTCCCTCGTCTTCCTCTAACAAAGGGTGATCGAGGATCTGGGGAGTTGTTATCATTACTATCATAATCAGGGGAGTTAATTTGTAAATCGTCCCCGAAAAACCTATTACGCGACTTACCTAATTGTTGAAACACACTGGATTCACGAATCCCTTCCCTTAACAACTCACCCTTAAACCTCTTATTCATAATAATCGCTTCTTGCATCCCACGATCAACGACGTCCATTTTCATGAGATAATAAGTGAGCGCCCAAGTAAAGGAATCTGTAGAATCGTCATGGCGACAAAATGGAAAGGAAGTTAACTCTTTCACAAACTCATTTGTCCAATAGCCCTCTACAAGGAACACTCGCATTGACTCCATCAATGGGCACACCGCTTGAAGTCGAGTTGTCTTAGACTTCAATGGACGCATTTCTTCAATTGGTATCTTTGCTTCTTTGCGCAATACCTGAATGAGAGACTGACCCGATGCTGCTTTTTCAATGCATAAAACCTTGGCATTGTAAAACTTGTACGCCTGTTTTACTGCTTCAATCATGTCAGGGAACCCCATTCGATCTTTGATGATTTCCCGAATGTATATCTTTGTGGGATCCTGTTTAGAGATGGATGCCACACAAATCGCTGTCTCGTCTGCCATGTCTCTTTCGGAAAATGCGCAGTCAACAGCAATCCATGTCACGCTAAACTCAGGGCATTCCTTCTCATCAATTGTTTGAATCCACCCATTCCTAACAATTTGCCCTTCTGCAGCAATTGGAACTCCCTGATAGAGAGCCGAAAATTTAAATGATCCCATTATCTTTTTCTGGGATTCTAGCATAGGCACTGAGAATGCCGGATTATTTGGCCAATGAGACTCATTTAGATCTCTCCCAAGGACGTCTGAAGAAGGGTCTTCACAAAGTCCCGGGATGTTAATCCAACGCCAGCCGAATGGGTTTTCTTCTGGGTGGTATAAACCGTCTCCCTCCATAAGAATCCCGTGTAAGTCTTTCTCATGGAATCTTGTGGCTATGACCATCTGGCAATAATGATTTGTCCTACGGGTACTCATCTGCTCACCCCACCAAGAATCCAAGTTATCCAAAGCTGCTTTAGAGTCCGAAGATTTCAAGGGGTCATCTATTATGGCAGCCCCTACTCCTGGGGAGTCCATATCAGTAGTTCCTGATGTATATCCAGTTAGAACGCCTCCGATGGATGTAGCCAAAATATAACCCCCACCAACCATATCATATTTCGAGTCCGGAAAAAATCCCTTCCACTCAGGAAAAATCCGTTTAAATATAGGGCTTTTTAGCATAACAACAGCCTCCCTATGGAATTTTCCAGAGAGAGATGCCCCATATGAGGCAATGATATGCTGCGTTCTTTGGTCTCTACCTAGAAGCCAAGATAAGAACATAGTTGCCATCATGGATTTCCCTGACCGGGGGGGACAGGAAACAATAAGACGTCTGTATTTTCGGGTGGCTAGATCCTCAAATGCAGAACCAATAACCTCGTGAAATGCTGACACTTGCAAATCACCCATTTTCATAAGATCACAAAATGCTAAGAAACAAGTTCTTGCCGCTTGATACTTATAGTTAAGTACAACTGACTTGGGGGCCTCAAGCAATTCAAGTTCCCTAATACCTCTTTGGTATTTACGCCAAGATGATCTTTCTTCTAACTGACTAGCATGAGTAATAGTGGGACATTCATTCATGGTTTAGGATTATCCGCTTCCTAGTTTTTTCAATAGCTCACCTACTTTCCCGTCATATTCTTTTGCTAATTCAGCTTCATTCTTTTCTTCAGTTTGAGTTAGTGTAACAATGTCGGAAACTATATCCCTATGGGTTTTTACAGCCGCATTAAAAATTGAAACCAGATCCCGTGTGCTGCATTCTGGGAGTTGGACTTGCAGATAGCCTAACGCTTCATTTGCGACTTTTAAAGATTCCGCGGCGAGAAACTCTTTATCGCGTAGTATATCATCACGTGATTTTGCCATGGTTTTTCTATCGTAGTTGACGACGGCATCTTGAGCAGCCACCGGGTTGGGGAGGGGGATTACCGCTAAATCGTTGGAGTTGGGCCAAAACTCTTTGGGCCAATTGTATATTTCCCACACGAGTTGCCTCGTGATAGGCAGACCAAAGGGATTGAGAGTCAGTCATCAGCAAGGGGCAATGGGTCCAGAGTTACCAGTGCAGGGGAGGCAGCCTAGTCTCCAAAGGGAATTAAGGGCAGCCAATTCAAATGTGCCTTCCAATAGCCATCCTTGTCCGCGGGGGGATTGCTTAACAAGGAAGAAACGACCTTTGGGGGTTTGAATAAATGTTTCGGGAATTACCCCAATCATCGTTCCCCCATCGATAGATAATTGTTTTCCATTAGGATCCATTGGATCTGTGAAGAGGAATTGGTATCCGCCAAGAACGACGGCAAACTCCCCAACGTTCATACCCGAGAACCATTGTGTATCCTTAACCGCACGAGAAGAAATTCCGCCTGTAGCTTCAATAGCATTATTCCAAAGTTCAATAGCATATCTAGCAAGTTTTTTGCCCGTGGCGCAATAGAAAACTTCCCTCAATGGCTCATTGGTCTCTTTATCAAACACAGTAACCACCAATCTTCCGTCTTCTGTATAACTATTAGTGGTAAGAAGATAGATGGGCTGATTCAGTGGATCTTCGATGAAAACGCAATTGGGATCACAGATAAAAACCCAATCTCCGGATTGTGTAAGTTCATTTGACCAACGAATACCATAGCAAGCATTGTAATCTTCTAAAGAAGGGGCTGTGGGATCACTAGGGTTACAACAAGCCTCATCTTCGTATTGGGGAGTGCAAGTATAGGCTGGAACATAAATTTCCCCGGAGGCATTATCCAATACACCGCCTAATGGTAATTTGGTTTCAACCCCTAGTCCGGGGAAGAGTTGACGGCATGACCCTCTTGCCACGCAAGGGTCAAGTGCAATCACCGGCAGTGCCTCTTCTATAATCAATACATAAGTTTGGCTGTATGTATACTGGGACTCGGGCGTCATCCCAGTAAACTGTTCATTTGAGCATGAGAATGGTTCAATCACTTGAATACCAGCCCCA